ATCTCCATTTTTAATCTTAAAATCTTTGCATCTACTACATCGATAGTAATTGATTTAGTTTGTTTTGAACTTGACTTTGCGAAATCATTTGAAGTTAACAAAGGCTCGTTAGTATCAACACCAAAATTGGGCTCATCTTTATACGGAATTGGCTGTCCTTTGTGTAATAAATTAATGTATTGATGTTGTGATAGCGTTTTGTTTACTAATTCGTATAATGGCTCTAAAATGCTTTTATAAGTATAATCGTAGCGACTATCGTTAAAAAGTTCGTGTTTAGTGCCTTGAAAAAGTATTAATTGCGTTTCAACTCTTAATTTACCATTTACTTTAGGCTCTGGATTATTGATAACGTACCAAATTAAAGGGTATTTCTGTTTTGTGTACTTATCTTTTGAAGCAACCCACATATTAAACTCTTTTTGGTCTCCAAAATGGAATTGTATAGGAATTTCAACTTCATTTACTAATAAAGTTTTATCCTTAAACACTTCTTTTAAAGCTATTCCAATTATCATATTCCTAAAGAATTTTTATACTTAATTACTCCTGCTGGTGCATTTTCGTAATCTGATGTGTTATCTCTTAAAAATTGTAAGTAACTAACATAACCACTTTCGCCACCTTGACCGTAATAATCAACGAATAATACTCCATTATGCCAAGATTTCTCAGGATAATTGCAAGTACTACCTTGATACATATCTACAAACTCATTCCAAACTTCAACTAAATGATTTGTACTACCTATATTTACACCATTTTTAGGTTCGATTTGAATTTGTCCTAAAATAGAGTTAATATCTTCTTGATATTGATTTAAGTAAGTAAAGTGTGCTAAAACTGAACTTTTATAAAGTCCGTCAACTTGCAATAAACCTTTCCATACGTAATCTTTACCATTGTAAGTATAAGTACAACCATTAACTAAATTTAGCCACTTTTGAGGAGCTGATACACTCAACTCCCCATCTGTGACATTACTATCTAAATCAGCAAATAAAACATTACCTAAAGTAATTTGTAAAAATTGACGTGCATATCTATCAATTGACATTTCAAGGTTTTCACTTGCATCGCCTAATGGTTCATTAGCATTTGCAACGCTAATCTTTTTGATAAAATATGTTTTGTCGATTAAATACATTACTCTTTAGTTTTTGTTTTCTTTACTTCTTTTTTACTTTCTTCAAATAATTTAGCTACTTTCAAACTATTTATAAAAATGTTAGAAATATCTTTGCTAAATTCTTTTACATCGCCTTTCTTGTTATTAGAAAAATCACTTGTAAATTCTATTTTGACATTCTTATTAGTAGCCATAATTAATTAAATTAAGGTGCAGTTGCTAAAGTTGCTAAAGCAGCTGTGATGTCAGTACATTTTAAGAAACCTGTTTTATCAACGTTTCTGATTAAGAATAATAATCTAACTCTTGCTTTGATAGTTTTCATATCAGCAACAAATTGACCATCTCCAAAACCTTCGCTCAACATAACACCTCCTTTTTCATAGATAGTTCCATATCTTGAATCTCCTACTACTAAAGTATTATCTGCTAAGTTGTTATCTTCTACAATTGTTAAACCTGCAATTGTACCAGTTTCAGAATCAAACATATAATTGTTTTCTCCATCTTTTTTCAAGAAATATCTATCAATTGTTTCAGAGTTTGCAGCTACAAAGTTTGGAGCGTATTTAGAACCTCTTGTTTTTACAATTGAAGTACGCATTTTTCTAACTAAATCTTTGATATTAGCGTCTATAATACCTAAAGCAACTGGAGTATAAGATGGAGAAGCTGTATAAAGTCCCTCGATATCATTTGCGCCACCAGCACCTACTGCGATTTTGTTATCAATAACAGTGTTAACATTAACATTTAAGAATTTAGTTAATTCAGAAGCAGCTAAAACTTCATCTTCCATAAATTCCTCAGTTACTGGCAAAGTATCACCGATTTTTTGTAGTTTCTTAGTGTACTCAGCGAATTTTGCAGTTGATTCTGGAAAAGTTCCGCCTTCAGCAACAATTGCAGCGGCTCTTACAGTAGTAGATTCGTCCCAATCAATATAAGAAATAGTACCATTATGATTACCATTACCCACTCTTACTTTTGGGAAAAAGTCATATAAAGCACGTAATTTAACTCCTAATTGACCAATAGTAGACAATCTAACTGATTCAGTATTATTAGATATAGAAGCTCTATTTGTCAACGCTTTTAACTCAACTTCAACGTTTTTATCGCCTTTAGCAAGTGCGTTGATTTTGTCTTTGTTTTCTTTAATTTCTTCTTCTAATGATTTCACTTGGTCTATTGATTTAGATGTTTGCTCTAACAATTGGTTAGATACTTCTTTTGATGCAAATTCTTTTAAATCTGCCTTTGCTTTTTCAATAGCTGACTTTGTAGCTTCTGAAATTGTTTTTTCAAGTTCAGCCTTTTCGTGAACTCTTAAATCATTTTTGTAAGCATCTAACTGCTCTGGAGTCATTGCTTCAAGTTCTTGTGTGTTTTTGTAAACGAACATTTTTCTTAGTTTTAAATTATACTTTTTCTACGTTTTGGAGTTTTTTGCTCCTCTTGTTGAGTGACTTCTGTCGGCTCTTCTTTTTCAGAAGTGATTTCTTCGGCTTCTGATTTATTTTCTTGTGCAACTCCTGTTGCTGAATTACTACCAAACAATACTAAAGAGCTTTCATATACGTTTTTAGCCTCTTTTACAACCCAAAAGTAATCTATACTTTCATAGTCACTTTTATTAGCTATTAAGTCAATATATTTATCGAAAGTTTCTTTTTCTTTTTCATTTCCTTGTTCTTTAGAATCAATAGCTAAATCAATCTTAACATATTGCATACGCACAGATGCTTCAAGACTATAACCATTTTCCAACCATTCCTTAGCTTCTTTGTTTACTATTTTGTTTTTAGCAACCTTGTAAATAAGAGAATAAGAACTTCCTTCATAAGATTTACCAATTAAAGAGAATGGAACGTCTGCAGTAAACATTTCAATATCCTCTTTCATTGCAATAATTTCTGAACGTTTAAGATTATGGTCGAAAACTAAATACACTTTTCCTTGTTGCTCTTTTACTGTCTTATCCCAATTTCCTTTAACATGTACGTCTCCATGAGAATCAAGTATATTAGCACTATTAACAACAAAGTAGTAATAGTCCGAATCCATTTTAAAAGCCTTATTTGTTTCAAGTGCTTTTGCAATAGTTTCTTGATTAGCAACTAAACCTAAACCCTTTTCAAAAGATTTATAAGTTTGAGAAAGTTTTTCTTTAATTAATAACTCTTTGTTAGATATTAACTCTTTAAACATTTCCTCTTTAGTTGCAAATTCTTTATTTAATTCTTTGCATTTTATCATTTCGTAACTACTTTATTGTGTTCTAAAATCTTTTTTCTTTGCTCTAATGCTTTGCGTAACTCTGGACTAATATCCTTTTTATCGAGTTGCTTTTGTATTTCTTTAATATCCATCGTAAATACGTTTTAATTCATCTTGTACATTTGTAAAACCTAATTCACTTGCTATCTTTAACGCTTCTAATTCAATCTTTTTATTAGTAACCTTTTCAGCTTCAAACACCGCATTAAATGGTAAATGTTTAAATGAACCTCTAATATCTTCTTTTTGTAAAATAATCTCTAATAAGTCCGAATGCTGTTGAACTTTAGGCATTAAAGAATAATCTATAAAAGCACCGATTGACTTCTCTTTGTTTTCGTAAGTAGAACCTTTTGATAATATGTCTAAAATATCTTTAGTCATTCCGTACATATTAGCTATGATAGATAAATCACTTAAATAGCTTTCGTCTAATTTTAAGTTAGCTAAATTATCTACTAATTGCTTAACCTCAATTTTATGTTTAGAAGCGAATATATCTTTAGAACCTAATAAGCTATTAGAAATACTTTTTTGTTCTTCATCTGACATAGGTCGGGCATCAACCTTACCATCATATCCACCACTTACAAAGTGTTTAAACGTAAAAAATAAGTTCTTTTTCTTAGCTTTTAAAGATAGTTTAGAGTTTTGTACAACATCATATAAAGCATCTAATCTACTATTCCCTTCTAACCAATTACCGCTAATATTAGCCGATAAATCAGATAATACGTAAAGATTTTCAAGTTTTAAAGTTTGCCATTCAGCATCACAATTTAATCTCGCTTTAAATGTTCCTTTAATTGCTTGTTTAGTCTTAAATTCAGAGAAATAGTATTTATTTATTTCTTTCAATTTATCTTCTTCAATCTTCATATTTTGAAGTCCGAAGCAATAAAAGACGTCGTTTTCAACATATAAGTAGGCATTACCTAAATCTCTATTAAATGAAATGTCCCAGTGTAAGTCTATCCAACTTTGCATTGGGTTTGGTGCTTTTTTATAAGAATATAAAAAGTCTTGCTCTACTAATTTATCATTTGCGTATTCGTTAAATTTAACTTGCGAATACATATCGGCTCTAAACGATAATACTTTTAAAACTGCTGGGTTACACAATACAGCATCTAACTTTTTTTGATAAGAACCAAATTTAGTATCCGAGTTATCGTTAAAGAAGTCTTTAACCCCATACCAAAAAGAGCCATCGTTAAGACGTTCTACATAGTTAGGTAGTTTGTTATTTCCGAATGATATATTAAAGTTGAATCCCATATATGTATAAATGGTTTCGACCCTATACTACCGAAGCAATATAGGGGTTAACCTCCTTTCTATGTTGTTTTTTGTTCTCTGTCATCACGACACTAAACCTAATTAATTGTTACAAATATACAAAAATAATTAATATGCAAACTTTTTTATTAAAATATTTTATTAATTATTATAATTCACTTGTATAACACCACCAAATAATATCATCAAATAATATATCTTGTTCTATTAAAGTGCATGAGTGTCCTACAATATAGTCACTATTTTCATAATAAGCACCTATAAAAACGAGATTATCTTTTGTTTTGAATATTATTTCTTCAAAATCTTTTGGTAATTCTTCTGTAAATGTTCTTTTTTTCATGTTATTTATTATTAAAAACTCTTTCAGCGTGTCTGCGTCCGTATCGAATAGGGTCTATAACATCATCATAAGCCTTTATAACTTCGTCGTCAACTATTCCAAGTCTGTCATTTGCATAGCTATAATTTTTGTACTCTAAATCTATTCCGTTACTTTCTTCTGTATAAACTACATTTGTTGAATGAAGTAATGATATACCAGCCATGACTGAACCTTTAGGCTTATCTATTCCGTAAGCGTATTCCCAGCCATAATCACGTAATAAAAGAATATTATCAGGAACAGCAGAATCACAAACTATGTCAACATCTTTTGGAATACCTAACTTATTAAAAGTATGAATAATTATCCCACCATAATCATTTATTTTTTCACGTTCGTAAGACTCTAACATATCAAGTAACTCATTCTCTGAATAGTAATTACGTTGGTGGCAATATATCGTATTTGTGTATTTATCGTACTTTAACTCAACTATTCCAAACTTGTGATTTTTACCCCAGTCAACAGCGTAAAAAGATTTAAAAGGTAAGTTAATAAATTCTTTAAAAGTATTGCGTTTCCAATTATTAAAAACTCTACCCTCTACGGCTTCTGTCCAACCACCTAAAACAATTTGATTGTATTTCTTTTCGTCTGTTTCTTTTAAGTTTCTGTAATAACGTTTGATGTTATCAGCAATGTATTCTTCAGGAACGTCTAAGTAAGAAGTGTGAATATACATAACGTTATCTTTAACGATATTTGAACCAGCTTCAACAGAACGCTCTTCAAAGAATTTACGATATATCCAATGATGAACAGAAGTAGGATTTAAAAGTAATATCGTAACGTTTCTTTTCTCTTTACTTCTAATAGATAAAAATACCTTTTCAAATGTTTCGTAGTCTGGTAACTCTTCAGCTTCATCGACTATAAAAATATTGAATCCTGAAAGTGATTTTAGATTAGCTGTTTGCTGTTTAGAACCTGTTTTAATACCTTTAAACGCTATTCTATTTCCATTATATTCAATATGGGTATTAGTTGAATTAACGATGTTTTGATAACCTAATAACTCTATTTTGTCATCTACTTCTGGCTTAATAGAGTCGATAATAGAAACATTTGTAAAACGTGTGTATAGAACGTTCCATGCTTTAGTAACTAAACCAATTAAAGATAAGCAAGCTACTACAAACGACTTAGCGGAACTACGTCCGCCAGTTATAATAATTGTGTCTACTTCTTTAAACTTTTCATCGTCAAGAAGTTTAAAAAGAACTTGATATTTTTTACTAAATTTAATCTCCATCTTCTGAATCAACAAACTTTATAATAGGAGCGGTGTTTAAGTCTTTTCCGTTTGTTGTTACGTCTGTTTGTTGCTTATCTGTCATGTTATGATTATTCTTTAAAAGAAATATAGCCATAGTTGGATTAGCTTCTCCGTCTAAGCCTTGATTTGCTAATCTATTCTTAACAATATCCTTTGCTCTTTTTATTGATTTAAAATCAATTGTATTAAATTTGTTTTGTAAGTATGAAATTACTTCTTCATACTCTCCACATTCTATAGCAGCTTCTGACAAAGAACGACACTTTTTATTTTCTTGAACATATTTTAATATACTATCAAAAAAAGTTTTAGCACTTTCTTCATTCCATACTTCTGCATTATTATTTCCTATCGGTGCT